ATTTCACCAATGAATTCTTGTTTATTATTGGTGGTGGACCTTGTCCTGGTTGGGTAAATGGAACCAATATGCCTAAAGTCACTTGGTCAAAAGAAATAAGATGGCGTCAAGAAGCAGGATTTGAAAAGCCTCAAAATCTACCTCTTACTAGAGCAGTTACTTATTAAATTGTTTTTATTTCCCATCTATCTAAACTTAATTTACATAGATCAGGCATAAAATTACTAAAAACGACTACGTGTGGTACTTCAAAACGAACTCTTTTAACTTCATATTTCGAACTTAAAAAGTACCCATTCTTGAAGGACTCGGCGGAGGAGTAGGGAAATCGTTCCTCTGCATCCCGTGGCCAGTCAAAGAAGACAACTCGCTCAAATCCGTAAGCGTAATAGATGTCGGCGTGCTTGCCCCCAGTGATAACATATCCATTGGGGTACCCAAGCGCGAAGTGGGACTTTCCGGCATTTCCCTGTTGGTCATAAAACCATAGGATCTTCCGCGGGTCCGGCGTGGAGGAGAGTGTCTCAAATAATTCAGTCTGCCATCCAAGTCTAGGCGTGAATTCTGGGACAATAAGTGATGCCACTCGGAAGTGCTCAAAGGTTGAAGCAATAAATCTTGGATATCTCGCAAAGATGTTTGGATAGCTCTCAAATAATTCAGGGCGAGTGGCTCCTCCTCTGACAGCGTTAACAAATTCTGTAAGCTCGTTACGCTTACCATCAGAACTATCTATGTCTCCATAAGACCAAGGGCCATCAATTCTTCCTGCATCCTTGACACAATAAGCAATAGCACTCGACTTAGATCCACGTCGAATCTCGAGATGCGCACGTTCGAGTCCTGGGTAACTCTTTGCGTTACTGAGCGTTCTACGTGCACTAAACTCAACATAACCCTGGAGGTGAGGAGTACCATTCTCTCCTCTCTCCAACTGATAGACGAGGCATTTGACGTGGTCGGGGTCGTAGGCTGGGTAGGCACTGGCATCGGGATTATTAACAGTGAAACAATAACAACGAGCAGATCGGGTCATCAGTCACCGGTTTCCAAGGTGTAGGGTAATACTAGACCTACACCTTTGGGGACTATTTATACTTGCGCGGAGCTTGAAAATTAAGGTTCCTTCGGCGGATGGAACGCGTTCTACGCCACAACCTTAAATTTTTTTCATGACTCAGCCCTTATCGCTATAAACCTTATCTCAAAGGTTCTTATGGCTTTGGCTGCTCCTCATCAACCTGTGGTAAAGGGTGTTACTAGATCTTTATTGAATCGTGGTCTATCAACACTATCTTCTCAAAACTTAGCTAGGGTTGGATTTGCAATACCATACGTCGGTCAAGCTATCAACGCAGGTCTTACAGCATATCAATTAAAACAAGCATACGATACATTCATGCCTAAACGTACTCGTAGTGGTAAACAATATGCGACTCCGGTCAAAAGACTGAGATCGAATAGTACTCCTAGTGGACATAGACAAGCGATAGCTAATGCTGGGATTCAAACCGAAATTTCACATAGTTCGGCACAACCAGCTACATCAGTTATCGATAATACTAGGCCTACGGCTATTATAGTTACAAAAAAACCTAGACGCAAGCTATCGAAAAAATCTAAACGATATCGTGCTAAAAAGAAGAAGTTTGCTAAGGCCGTCAAAAAAGTTATTGTTAAATTGGGGCCTGCAAATATTTATAAAGAAGGATGTTTAACTGAAAGAACCTTAAACAATACTGCCGAACCAGGTTTCGACTGGAACTTAAAAATGAGACAAGCTCATACTTTCTCTAATGATACTACCGGTAATGGTAGTGGTGGATTTGGATTTGGTCAATTAAATGCAACCGGTGGTGTAATTGACAAAGACTGTTGGAAGTTGTTAGATATGCAAGACAATGAATTATTCTTGTATACAACTCAAGCATTAAATGGTGCAGGAGACCGTGAGAATTCTATTGCAAATCTCACTACGTCTAATACACGTTACATTAAAACCAGTGCGGAGACTGGTAAAGTATGGATTCAAAGTATAAGTTATACTATGTCAATCAGAAATGTGGCTGCAATTCCATTGACAGTTGATATTTATCAAATGGTAGCTCAAAAAAACTTTCCTCCTAGTAGTGCTTATTCCACTGCTTCGAAGGCATATAATACTCTATTGGGTGCTGAAAACTTCACTTACGATGGAAGTAATTTAGCAACTGAAAAGGCCACTTTGGAGTCACCTCAAATGGGACCTAATGATATTCCTAATTTCAACAAATACTGGAAAGCAACTACTGGAACACGTTTATTGTTACAAGCTAACGAATGCAAAATGCTTACATTCTACGGTAAAAAAGGATGGTATGATGGACGCAAAGCTAATGGTCTTTGTGCCATTAAAGATTTCACCAATGAATTCTTGTTTATTATTGGTGGTGGACCTTGTCCTGGTTGGGTAAATGGAACCAATATGCCTAAAGTCACTTGGTCAAAAGAAATAAGATGGCGTCAAGAAGCAGGATTTGAAAA